AGACCCTACTCGTAATACGCAGCGATAAAAAACATGTTTTACAAGAATACAACATGTTTCTGTTTTAGGGTTTTTCGATGTTTCTGTTTTAGGGTTTTTCGATGTTTCTGTTTTTAGGGTTTTTCGATGTTTGTTTAGTCCATGGAGGGGTTAGAACCGCTCACTCCATGGAGTCCATGGAGGGGTTAGAAACGCTCACTCCATGGAGTCCATGGAGGGACTCGGAACGCGTTGACTGGGCGCCATGACCATCGCTCGGAACTTCTCCGCTTCATTCTCCAACGGAGAAACCACTGCAGCAACAGGCTTCTCATTCCGCTTGACCACAATGTAGCTATACTCGTTTTCGTATTGGTCGATGTGTCCACGAATCTGCCACTGTTTCGCATTGGCCTCCACGCTGTTACGAATCGCCAGTGTATTCGCCGTATTCCACCACTCATGGAAATGGATGAAGGCACGAAGATTACCCGTCGGACCTTGGTCTTCGGCCAAGACATCACAGTAGTCAATGCGGCTGACCTTTCCGACGCACTGATAATTCTCAAACAAAGCATACAAGATGTCGTCTAGAATCGCATTGCGCTTCTCCATTTCGCCCTCGGCGTGAAACGTCGCAAAGTCCGTCATGTTCTTCGGGAGAATGGGAATGTAGAGACTCGACCAGCCGACATCCAACGTCGAACCATCACAGGTCATTCCAATCTTGGTGGGACGAAGAGTGAGGTGTGTCATGGGCTTCCCGTTCTTGAACTTCAGCTCGAGCTTGTTACGCGGAACCCCGCTCAACTCGAAACGAGAGCCCTCGAGTTCGCAGGCAGAAGGACCCGTCTCCAATTCATTGGTCGATTCGCACCCGTCATAACTGAACATATGCGTAATGGTAACGCCGTCGTTTGTCCGCATAGCGGCAGAGAGCTGGCTTTGCACCAGAAGAGCGGAATAGGTGTTGGACCAATACAGCATATCCACGTAGGCGGACTGGAATTGGGCGCCTCGGTCCGAGGTCTTGTTTACAATCTTGATTCCCGAAACACAACCGAGAAGAAGCACGTTTTGGACGAGGTCCTTGATACTCGTCTCATCCTCGTAACCCTGGGGGAGACACGAGATGAGGAACCCACCCTTGAAGATACGCCGTCCCGCGATGGCGATATCGCTGGAAAACGAGAGAGGGGTTTTGGCGGACATGTTGATTTAGTGTAGTCGTTGACTTAGGTTTAAGGGTTGTCCATGTCGCGAAAAAGAATTCAATTTTTTCGGATTTGGTGTTGTTTTGTTTTTCTTTTTTGGCTAGGCGAACCTTGCTTTACAATTTAGGGATTTTCTACGTATATTATATATCGACCAATGGCACAACCGGTGGAAAACTTTACGTATCAATGGAAGAAAGATTCAACTGGGGTAGCTGAACCCATTTTGTCATTAGCGGGTGTTGCTAGTGCCAACCATATTGCTGACATAGCATTAGGTCCAATCACCACTCCTGCAACTACATTTGCGGCTGCTAAACGCGATGCCAGTAAAGCGGTTAATGTTGGCGATGTGTTACATTTATATAGCAGCGGAACTACAGGTGCATGGGGGGTTCCTGTAGAAGATTGCTGGGTGGTATCTCAAAAGGTCACCACGAAACCTGGAAATATCCCAGGTAGGACTGTCCCATTGAAACCCGAGGAAATTACATTGAACGTGGTTCCCTTATCCAACGCCGAAATTTCCGTGTATGGCGATAACAATAGAATTAAAATGCTTAGCACCACTGAGATTGGGTATAAAACCGGAGTAACGAAAGCCACGAGCGGCGAATCGCCTTTGCTTCATGTCTTAGGAGACAAAGCGGTTAGCGCCGTTTACAAGATTGATATTCTAACTAAGACGGCCAATGCCGCGATGAGCTCAGTAACAAATGTATTTGGAATAAAAGGTGGGAAAAAAGCCAAGGGCAAGTCCAGAAAGTCGAAAAAGGGCGGGAAGAAGAGAAGGACCCTACGTAAAAAGTAATCGAACTCAATACATCGCAACATACGTCAAACAGCAATGTCCACCGATTCCAGAATAATTATATAGATTTTTCATAAAGAATTCCTGTTATGAAAAATGGTAAGGTAATCCGAAGGAGTCGGCGGTTCCACCTATCATATATCCAACGAAATCGTATTTTTATTGGACCCATTCTTACGGCGCGAACGCTTGGGTGCATTCCCGTTTTGAATATCCCTCAATGAACTAATCGAAATCATAGAATCGTCGTCTCTAGACGCGTTTCCTGGCGGAGTAGCAGGAGGAGCCGTAGTCTCATGAATATTTACCGTCCTCGTCTTCAATCCCGATAAAATATTATCGATATCGCTCGACTGAGGGCCTCTCATCTCTGGCCTTGGTCCAGGGGAAGAAAAAGACGGGGGCTGTTGCCGTATATCATTCTGAGAATATCCATTGATATCTACGCCACCTTCACGGAACATGGCTCCGCGACCTGCATTGATATCCGGTCGGTTCCCGGGTGCCTCCGTAAATGTCATTCCAGGCCGCATCGGCGGGGCTTGATTCTTCGTCTCCACTGGCGCAGGAGGGGGTGGGCCACGAGGTTTGTTTTCTTGTTCCTGCATCAAATTACTCGCGAAAGCAAACCCAGGGGATTGCTGACTCATACTGCTGACCGTGGCGTTCGTAAACATCCGCATCAATTCGGGGCTTTGGCGAATGACGTCGTTGAAACCAGGGGTCGCCGTAGAAAGTGCTTTATTGGTAAAATTCACTACACATGCGCTAAACCCTAACCGTAGGAGAAGCGAGAGTTCGGGCGCCAACTTTCCACCCTTATATTTCTCATGGAGCTCGTTGAATATCTCTTCGTAACTATCCAAATCTTCGCTCACTTGTTCGCCCCAGCCATCCAAATTCAGGTCAAAGGGGTTAAACGCCGTATTTGCGTATTCTAAGGAATTCACGAAAGTCATAAACCACCACCCCTGTAACTTTATGCTATCCTTCTTGCGCTTTTCTTCAAGTAGGGTTTCGTATTCGTCTTCCACTTCCTCATAGTTAGAATCCATGTTGAAATGCGACCCGCTTTTCGAAAACCCCTTTTCATTCCAATCCTCGATTTTTTTAATCATAGCCCTCTTCTTTCTACGACGCTCTCTATCGGTCATTTTTGCACCGGCGCTTCCCGTGCTAAGCGGAATTTCATTCATCTTCGAATACCCATCCCAGGTTTTCGTATTTCCCATGCTGGTGGCGGTCGCCTCTCCCAATTTGGAGTCGTTTTTCTCCGTTTCGACGTCGATGTTTACAGATTTCACCGGTTCAGGGGTGGGTCCGAACCCAAATAGGTTGGATGCGAAACCACTCAATGTCTTGGTCGTCTCGTTACTCGATGTCACAGGTGCGGATACAGGTTTGGCACCCGAGAGTTCGTTCAATTCGTTTTCCAACTTATCCAATTCGCCTAAATCGATATTCATGGAGGACGAGGACGACCGCTTTTTATCATTCATTAACAGTTCGATACCTCCGCCAAAATTTACCGATGGCTTCGATGAGCTTTCGCTAATATTCATCGAAATAGGCTCTAAATCATTCAATGCACCGAGGTCGATAACTTCCATATTGTGATATGATATACTAACAAATGTTATGTTTAAATCCTACGCGCTGTATATTTTATTCTAAATCCCACGTTACACTTGCCCTATCCCCTTTTTCCGGATATACCAAATACCCTGTAAAAAGCAGTCCGCTAAATCATCCTTCTTTTTGGTGTTCATTTTCGATTTCCATTCTGAAAAGTTCGGATTTGTATCGAGAAACAGAGAACAATTTACGACACCGTCGGATTTACGTTTTTTATAGGTTGTGGGTTCGGTGGTTTCGCGTATCGTATTTGTATTCGTAAGTGGTTTCACCTGTAATTTATTCGCAGACGACACAAAGGCAATTTCGCTCTCCGGTTGTTTCATAATAAAATACTGTGCCAACATTCCTTGTATGGTCTTCATACGATTCGCAATGGGGGAAATCTGGTTTTCAATGACGACATGCGTAATATCACGCACATACGTATTCTGAGTTAACAGTTCATTCATATTTCGACCGATGGATATGAGGTCGGTTTCACCAGCCGTTTTCGCCTTTTTCGCCACAATCGGCTCCAAACATTGTTTCTCGAAAAAATCACTTACTCGGTTCAAAAGGTCGGTCTTTTTCATTTTCTCCGGGTTCTCAACATGTAAAAATATGTTGTGTTTATTGCCGAGACGAAAGAGTTCGTCCACCTTTAGTTTTTTCAGATTTGTCGGACTGGTTTGTTTCGTCGGTAAAAGAAATTGGGTAGCCGCCTTGGCATGTTTTTCACAATAGTGAGAACCTCCCTTACTATATTTTGCCTTGTTTTTACATGCAGTAGGTGCGGCCTTTTTTGTCTTGGGGGTATTGGTGCAGGTGCATGTTTTGGATTCGCCACCCCCCTCGCCTTCTCCCTCGTCCATCAGGTTCAACACATTCCAATCTACAATAGTCACAGACGAGGCAGACACATCGAACATGCAATAGGCCATGTTTTTGATGCCCACATCAAAACTAAGGACACGCATCGACGCCAATATAATATACATAGAAACTCAGGGTTTATATGTATTCGGTTCGAAAACTTTATTTTTTGGGTGTTTCTAGCGGGGAACCCAGGAACCTGCGGAAACCCAGCTGTCCCCCTCCTGCCCTTCGGGCCGGTTGTTTCCTCACTGTTTTTGGTAAGAAAATTAGCCGGAAAAGTCCCTGAAAAGTTTTCTGGGATACCGGTGGATATATCTAATCAAAATATTGCACGGCCACACCTATAAGTTTGTTGTATATCTGTATAAGTTCAAATTTGTCTTCGTTATTTAAGTTTTGTATATATTCAAGCTGTTCTTTGGATAACGTTTTGTAATCCAGTATATCGCGCTTGATTATAGTAAAATGGTCGACGTCGTTATCTCCACGTGATTGCGATTTTTCAACGCGAATGGGTTTGAAATGCATGGACGAAACTATCTCTTTACTATTGTCCAATCCGCTTTTTGCAGGTGGTGTCCAGTCGATGTTTTTTTGTTCTTCTACAATCATTCCCATGAGTTTTGCTAATGCCGGGTCGAGATTTTTACATCTTATGGTATCGTCATCGTAATCGTCACTTTCATATTCACTTTCACTTTCACTTTCACTTTCACTTTCATAATAAAAACGATTCATTCTCATATACTATACGTCCTTATTTTAGCCCGAATCCCTAATTCAACTGGTTGCGCGTAATCGCCGGTGCGATTTTACGTGCGTTTAATTGCTCTCTCGTCAAATACATATCTTTCAAGTCACTCGTGGAATGTCCGAAGGGGCGAGACTTATCCAATACGGATTTGAAAGCATAAGGTGACGTATATAAATCGGACACGGAGTTGCTTTGCATACTCGGTAAATCGGCAGGGCGTTTATAATATCCGACATCGTTGGAGGATTCACGGAAGTTATACTCCATGATTTGCTTGGCATTATGCGTTAAAAATCTACGGTATTGCCAATTCGAAGTGATACCATTCGATTCAATCAAGTCGGCGTTCACCGAAGACTCGGGTTGCCAGGATGCAGTCACCGAGCGACCATCGCTCATTAAGGGAGGGAATTGAGGATATTTGTTATTGGTATTATATCCTAAAGCGGTTTGTGGAACAGTTTCTTTGATTACAGGATAAGCACAGGATAAGGTTTCGGGTTGAAAGATAGACATGGTTTATGTATTCTATGTATGTATTATATATATTACAATATAAAATACATAGTAGTTCAAACTAAGCAGATTCTAGTAGTTTCAATAATTCGGGACGACGAATCTTACTCGCGTCACTGCATAATCCCTTTTGGACGACCAATTGTTTTAAAGACGCCGTGCTCATTTTCGCATATACCTCCTTGTTGGCCTTTTGCTCCTTGTCGTCATCTTGTGGAACGGCTAAAGTTTCAAGGGTATCTATCTTTTCTACCACCACATGTTGTTCGGTGCTATCCAACTCTTGAACATCCGTTTCGAGTTCCGGTTCAACCGACTCCAAATCTTCTTGTTCCACGGGTAATTCGTCTAAATGAAGTTCATTTTCCATAGATACAAGTTTAATGGTTCCGTCTGTATATTCATTATCCAGTGCGGAAGGTGCAGGGTCAATCGTATCTAATAAGACGATTTTTTTGACCTCGGGCTCAGATTCCGATTCGTTGTCCGATTCCGAGTCTGAATCGGACACGCCTACATCCGACGAGTCATCGGACTCCGAGTCGGAATCCGAACCCGAACCCTCAGACGCAACCAAATTTTTATATTGCTGGGCTACAGGAAGAGGAGATTGAAATTGCCCGAGTTGAAATGCGGGGGGGCGAAACGTAGTTTGGGCAGCACGTAAATACTGGATTTCTTGGACCATAGTATTGATGATATCAAACATAGTATCGCATTTTTGCTCGACTGTGATAATGCGTTGTTTAAAATGGTATACCAGCAATAATATTAATACGAAGGTTATCGCTAAACTAATAAAAAAGAAGGTTTCAATATAACTAAACAGACCCATGTTACTATAGTTTTATACATTTAAAGTATGAAATGAACGAGAAAGGAAAAGAAACGAAGAAAACGCCTGCCAAATATAGTATTCGTGTATAATATAGTATATTCGAACCGCTACCATACACAATCATGGATTCTGGAAATAGCCTTATGACTTCCTCTACTTCTTCTTCGGGAGAAGGGTTATTTAGTAACAAAAACTTTATTATTATTGTCCTGGTCACCCTATTGGTGTTTTCGTTTTTAGGAGTAAACTTATTATTTGTATTTGGTAACTTTATTCAATCCATAGTGAACATCTTCGGTCCCTTGGTGAGCCAACTCTTAGCCATCTTTGGGTATACCACAGGCACAGTATTGAATAAATCGGCGGATATTGTTTCCGATGCTGCGAAAACAGGTATCGATATAGCGGACGGAACACTTCATTCTGTGGGTGATTTATTAAAGAGCGGGGGAAGGGATGTAGATGCGAAAGCGAGACATCAATTGGATAAATTGGATAAGTCCTTGAATGTCTCCGGTATTCACTATAACGAGCCCTCGCCGGATACGTCGGTAAATCCGATTCAAAAACCCATTACCTCAGGAAAGCAATCCTGGTGTTTAGTCGGGGAATATCAAGGAAAACGTGGCTGCATTGCGGTGTCGGATTCGAATAAGTGTTTATCGGGACAAATTTTCCCTACACAGCAATTGTGCTTGAATCCTACGTTGTCACAACGTTAGTGTCCCGCATAGCGGGGAACCCAGGAACCTTCGGGTAAGCTTCGCGGCTCTTAGGGGTCTAAGGGGGGACCACGGGTTCCTCCTAGTTTGTTCACTCGAAACAATATAGAAAGTTCGCATGAATAAAACAAATACAATGAACCGCATGAAATCCTATTCTTTATACGCGTTACAGTTATGGGACGAAGCATGGTTTATTCTCCCCTCAGATTCTCCCCTAGAATCTAAGTCCATAGTCGACCTACAGCGCGATTATGGGCTTTTATACGAGTTTATCGAGGAGTATCCCATCGTGGCCGTGAATAAGTTATTGAACGCAGTTACTACGGGCATAGAGGTAAACCGATATGTGAAACGGTATATGAAAAACTATGGCATTCAAAAGGTAAGAGGTGGGTGTTATGTCGATAAGGTGCTGGACGGAGCCACGGTTGCATTGTTGAACCGCGAACTACACTATACCATTTCCGAGTCCATCGAAGATATGCAACTGTTAACCGCGATTCGAGAGGAACATAACGGAACCATTACGCTGGATGAAGAAATATGTGCGCTTTTATCTAAAATCACCGAACTGAAGGAAACCTTATGTAACCAAATCACGTCAGCGAAGACCAAGTTACAATATGATTACGCTACTTATGTAAAGATAAGTGAATGGTTACGCATATTGAAGCAACTCCCTCCTAAGATATTGGAGGATATCGAGTGGTTACGGTCACAAGATATCGCATCAAAACGTTCTAGCGAGGATACCCTACGCTATATGCAAGTCGTCTATGAACATTTACCTGACGTGACGGATATTTTTATGTCGATTGTGAACGACCCAGATGAATATAGAATCGATGGTGTTCGATATGAACCCTTTACGGATTTACAGAGCCCGCATCATGTGCTTGACGAAGTATTTCTACACGGCAAAGGAACGGAGGACAAAGGAACCACTGCGCTACTGAACTATTTCGAATATATGGTATATGTGATTATCAATCGAACCGCGGAATTCGAATATGACATCGGATGCTATCCTAAGAATTTCATGAAGAGACATCGGATTACCAAAGCGTATCTGCAGGGAATGAAGAAAAATTGAATCAACATGGGTGAATAGAAGGTCGGTAACGCCAAAAAACAAAAATCATGCCGACCGTGTATACTAGACACGAAAAGTTTATATCATGCATAGACAACTATATGTCCCTGTATGATACGTATTTGAAAAACGACGACCCCGATTTTATCGCGGACCTACATTGGAAACTCAAGAAGCAATGTCAGCGCGGAAATAACTATGTGGTATATACGCTAGATATCTCTAGAAAATATACGGCGTATATTATGGACGCGCCCTATGAAGTCGATGGCGTTGTTTATCCAGCGGGTCCGATTAAAAAGATGAACAAACATACATCCGAAATATTCCGCGAACATTTCACAGAATATTTCAAGCCCCATGAGCAACGCGACGACTATGGGATTCTACATGCAAAAGTCAGTCTCTATCGGGATACCGATGTGAACGAGGATATGTTACGGCATCAAGTATCGGTTTCCTATCATAACAGTTATCTACTACCTTTCCCTGTTCCTATCGAATGCTTATCTCTCTATGAACAGGCATTGCTTCGTCAAGTAGAGACCCTCAAAGAGATTTGTCTTACCTATAAGTCAAGAGAAAAGCGATTCAAATCCAAGATTGCATCGCTCGAAGGCGCCGTCGATGTTACTACGGAACGGGCGGAACGCATAATAAAGGAACTCTATGAGCGATGTGACACCAAAGAGGACTGCCCAGTATGTTATGAGTCGATTCTATGCAACAAACTCGTTGTCCCCTCATGTTTCCATTATATATGTTCGGATTGTTCCGAGAGATGGGCGAAAGGGTGTCCGATTTGTCGGGCATAAAGACCTATTCATAAAAATAGAGACGTCGATTTTTTACTAGACTCCCGCCAAAGAAAACGCCGGATACGTAGTCGGAACAGGATAAGGCGTAGCGGATGTCGTCAATCTCGTGTTTTTCGTTACAAGCGTATTCGATGGCGATACATTCGTATATACACCATAGTCATACGTCTGAATCGTAGATGTGAATGCCGTGTTACCAAATTGGGTTGTAACATAAAAAGTCGCCATGATATCATAGATATATCCAGGCTGTGCATATAAAAATAAGTTGGACACATTCAATATCCCCGAATAGGCCAAAAACATCATGTTATCATTCATCGATGTGGGTGTAAATGCGACATCATAATTAAAAATAGGAGCTGGATTTGCCGCTAGGTCATAGTTGCGGACGCCATTGGATAAATAGGCAGAAGGAGTTTTCTGTAATATGACTTGTGCGTTGTTATATTTGACCGATATACTTACGGACGAAATGTTCAGAGAATTATCACGAAGTGCAACGGGCTTCCCAATCGACGACGCCGCAATATTCGTTCCAGTAATATAAATGGCGATAGGAACCTGAAAATTATAAGTATACGAATATTGCGATACGTTTTTTGTGAGATACAAAGAGAACAATTTCGTTTCTAGACCAGACGCCGATTTATTATCGTTACCGATATAGACCTGCCAAGGATTCGTGGATTCGACTTGTGTAAATGCATAGGTGCGGTTCTTATCCGATATGTAATTATACAACGGGATGGACTCGTCGTGAATCAAATAGGAGATTGGACCTGGAATACCAGAGGACGAGGTAGGTGTTGGAATCAAACCATCGTTCGGGCAATTGGGGGTACCTATTTTTTTGATATACTGGCGATACACTCCAGACGCGTCTGGATCGTAACCTGTGAGTGTAGTATAGGATGAGGTCTGTGACATTCCTGATGCAAGTTGCGCCCATTTTTGTGCTTTGGTTGAATTGTTCGTTTTTGTGCTCGATGCCATATTGCTATATTTGAGTATCTCGGCCTTTCTTCGCATATCCAACTGTCGTTGTGTATGGGTAGGATACGGCGATATCAAATTCATGCGTATTTGTGGGACATTATATAACATTTGGCGTTTACGCTGTTCGCAAATACCTGCGAATGAAATATCTGTGACAGACATGGTGTGATGTATATAGCTATATATCTATATACATAATGTTTTTTACACGGTTACATGACTGAATGGTAAGTCGTGCACTTACAAACGCGAGTTATACCACATCGCGGATAAATAACTATAGTTACCCAATGCTTTTTGGTCCTGTGTTCCCACCTTACTCGTGCTCGTATTCGGTCCCCATGCCACAATACTATTGATATCAAACACGTTCAATGCCCGACTAAAATATCGTAAATCGGACAGCTTCCCACTAAATCCGCCATTTTGACATACATTGACATCGTTATAGTTTTGTTTGGGCACATTCTGTAAAATTACACGGCCCGATATCGTGCCATTGACATAGACATCAAGGAGGGTATTCTGAATACGTATCGCCACATGCACCCATTTACGAATCGGGATATTACTGATATCGATAATGGTATTACGGTCCGACGGGTTAATCGTATCCATAATGATGTGGAATTGGTTATTTCTCGGGGCTAAGTAAAGACCAGGCGCGTTATTTACCATCGATAAATTCGTCGCGGGGTCAAAGTTATTATCCCCCTTATTGAAAATGTGTTGGTATTTGGCGGAATCATTCCCCAAATCGTTGATGTATAACCAAACCGACCAGGTGAATTCCAACCCCGTTTTTTGATTGTTCGAGCGTAAAATAGGGACGTTTTTATCTTTCTTGGGGTCTTGCGATAGGGTGATAGGCGACGAACCATCAATCATACCCGATATCAAATAAGGGTTGGTCGCGGGGGATGTGAAATACCCGACCAAACTAATTCCTAAACCAACAAGAAATACGAATACGATGAGCACGAGGATTAAAAAGGCAAATTTGGCTACGGCGGTATTCGATGATAAATATTGCGAAGATGCAGTTGCACCAACTTCGGTCTGCTTCGAAAAATCATTAAAGGAATTGGTTACGTTTTGCTTTAACGAGTCGACATAGTTACCTGCATTATTTAATCCAGAAGCAACGGATTCGGGTAATGCGGGGTTCATAGGGGCAGCTTGAGTAGGTTGTGCGTTCATTGTTGTTATAAGACCAGGTTATAATATAACAACATTTTTCTTCGATGCGTCTGTCCTAATACAACGAGTAAGTCGCCGTTTGGACGTTATTCTTTAATACATTCAAGTTTACGTTATAGTTGGAAAGAGCATTTGTGACACTGTTTCCTCCATTTCCGGACATATACGCATTCCATGCGGTTTGGGGGTCCATCGCGCTCGTCCAGCGGGTGAACTTCGAAAGGTAGGCGTCAAATGGCGTAAATGGCGCAATCGCGGTATCCGAGTTACCTAAAAACATAGGAACTGGATTATCTGGAGGTTGAGCCGGCATGATACCTACCGTGGTCCCCCCGGAACTAGGAGTAAAGAAACGCTGGGACTTTACTAACTTTCCGTCTAAATAAACATCCATGAATTGATTATCCATGCTAATGATAACAAAGGTCCATTTTTGAATGGGGAAGTTATCCGTGATGATAATGGTCTGAGGCAAACCACTCGACATGGCGATGTCACACTTGAGGGTAGGAGTGTTTTTATCTAAATAGAGACGCATGTTATTTTGACGGCTAAATATCGTTTTATTCACATTTGCATCCCAGGTGTTAATATTGACCCATACGCCATAAGCATAGCTTGTATACGTAGGATTTACGATAGGCGTGACTGGAGGAGAGACTGTTTTTAAACTCGCGGAAGGTGCTAAAGTGGTCGTCGTATTCGAGAAAAAATAATATAAAAGAAATACCAATACAACGACGATAATGGCTAAAATGATAACAATAGGCTTCATGGTTCTGTTTTTTTGTAGATTGGTCTATAGTATAACCTGCGAAATTTTATGTCGTGTCTATCTTCTTATTTTGTCGCGACTTCTTGGGTCGGTGGATTACTATACATCAATAAGTTATACGCATTCGCAACTTCGGCGCGTGTTAAATTCTGCTTATAATACTTGATGTTACAAATCGCCCCATTTACTCCATTATCGCTACCAACTTCCAGTGTTTCCTTCCCCGAAAATATCGGCATATTACTTTGATTAAACGCGAACGAATACTCCAATTTACCATTGACGAATAAATCGGCTACATTTGCGGTGTAATTAAATGCGATAAAACACCATTTTTGCGCAGGTAAGTTAAACTGATAGACCCCCGGGGTGTCCGTATTTCTATTGTTGGTGAAATAGACCTTAAAACAATAAGGTTTCATGGAATTCGTATTATCATACACATAGGTGACTTTGGGTTTTCCGCTCCCGAAATTAAGAATCGGTATTTCTTTGGTCAGGTCGATAGAAGTCTGTGTGTTCACATATACCCAAAAGGAAAGCCCGAACGAACTACGATATATGACCGGTTGATTTTGCGCCGTGATATCGTTTGTGCGTGTTGCATCGATTCTATCTTGCACCATAAGAGGTCCCAGAGGAATCGATTCATGTATATCTAAAAACACGGGGCCAGAAAGAATCGTATCTCCGTCCTGTAAAAAAATATAATTTATCAGCTTCGGTAAGTAAATATACGCAAAAATAATGGCGATTTCGACCCCATATAGAATATACACGTAATTCACCGTGGACTTGAATTCATGTGTTAGATATTTGATATAATCGACCACTAAACATGGGACATAGAATATAAGGTTCACCATAAACCCTATCCACCCCTTTTGCTGTTTTAATACATTTCCAATGGCCAAAAACAGGAGACCCAATCCGAAAATAAGACCGAGTATCACTAACCCTGTAAGTATGGTATTGATAGCGCCGATAGATTGACTCGTGAATTTTATGTAGGTATAAGCGACTACGGCGATAAATCCGAGCGATAACACGAAGAGTAGACCATATTGTAAGATATTGGATTCACGTAGAATGGTAGATGAGTATATGGCCACTAAGAAAATAAGAGGAACGATGATATATAGCCCGTAGGTAAGTGCATCGGAACCGAGTGCTTTGGGGTTCATGGATGCGAAATACAAGATAACCGCACAGATGCCTATGAAGAGCAAGAGAGCGAACGACCTAAGTAAAACATTTCTATAGTTTGCGTCCGTGGAGAGTTTTGTGAACCACGCGTTTATCTTTTCATTCAGTGTGGAAAAAAATCCGGTCATGGTCTGGTCTATGTTACACTAACTATAGTAGGATGCGAAAATATATTTCTAAAGCAAAAATTGAATAGTTTGTATCATGAAAACTTTTCACCAACTATAATAAGGATACGAATATGACAGTCGAGTTACCGAAGAATTTCGAGTTTTTCGAAAGAACAACGCCGAACACCATCGAAAAGTTGATACGAGAGCAAGGTGATGATGTCTGTCATAATGTGATAGGCAAGGATTATATAAAATCCACATTACAACAATATGATTTTGGATTTTGCCGAACAACCACAAAAGCAAGAATCGGACAAATGCAAACTCGACGTCAAGAAAAACACCTACATAGTTATGTATTATGCAGGAAAGTTCCTGGTTCTTATGTGAATAAAATAACAGTTGTTTTAGTATGTTCTAGACCTACATCTAAGGATGGTAAACTGCTACTTGAATTGGTAGAAAAACATGCAAAGGAGATAGCATTTCCTTGTTTATCACTTATTGCAGTTGGTAACGCCAGACTCGTGAATTGGTATAAATCGGAAGGATATTCGGTGGAGGACGATAAGCCGATTCAAGATAGTAGTTCCCGTGCTTATCTTATGGTAAAATATGTATAGTATGACATCATCGACCTAAACACATGAACCACCCGCGCTTTTTTTCTGGTTCGCTATGCATAAACTCGGACAATGCGGCTTCATCCAACGCATACATCGAATATGTCGGTATACCTAGAAACGCCCTATTTCTGAAACAATCTTTTCGTGCTGTCATGAAACTGGAGAGTGTAATAAATTTATGATTGGGGACAGGTATGATTTCGTCGGTCGGGCTCGCTACCGACAGATAGTAAAGCAATGGCACATGAGTGATGGATTTACCATCCGGCGGTGGAATTTCGTCGGTATATCCAAGCTTTTCTGTGGAAAATTCTGGGTATACGGCATTGTAGATACATAGGTATAGGTCGTCCAACGATATATCGCGATGAACCATGATTTTCACAGACCGCCGTAACAAAAACACCTGGACACAAAGCCGTTCAGGGATGGGTTTTCGGCGCGGGACCTTTTTGGGGTTATCCATAGTAAACGCCGGACGGTCCGATTTTTCATAAATGGAATAGTCAAACATGGTTTTTTTCGAGGATGTTGAGAACTTTTCAAGGTCTCAAAATCCAATCAATTTTTTGTGCACGGTCTTTACAAGTTCTCTATCGCCGTTTTTTTTCCGTGACAATCCCTACATAATGCAGTCAGATTATCGATATGATTACTGCCTCCATGCTCTAGTCGGACAGTATGGTCGACTTCAAACCACGCAGGTAATTGACGCTGGCAATCATGGCATCTCCAGTTTTGCCGCGCCGCCACGAATTTCTTTTTCGTCTCACTCACCGACCTTTTGTTTGAGGTCCTACCTGAATTCACGATTTTCGTTTCGGCGGTCGACTGTTGAGGCATAGCGAGGATAGGGTAACCGCTACTCCCTATGCCGTCCAAACTCGCATACTGGTGGTTCGCAAAATCATGTCTGCTCGTAAAATCCAAGATGGGCGAAAGCATACTCGACGTCCCCTTATCAATCGGTAAGTATTTAATATATTCGTTCGTCGTAGATAGCATTTGTTGGGCGCGTAAAGGATTATGTTTATATAAGTAATATAACATGAGAGCACCGAATGCTACGCCGGCCATTTGATAATATTTTTTCCAGGAATAGAGAACTTTCATATATTTCCCTTCGGTGTATATATTTGCCATAATGAATCCCGTCACCAATAAAATCACGATTTCAAATCGCATGTTTTGTTTTATCCCCTTTCTATACTACCGGGAGAAAAGAGCGTTTGACTAAGACCCAAGGTCCAGGCTAAGCCCAAGGCCTAATAGTAAACATAGATAAGGAAAAGCAGCGACAATATGAGAGCAGAATAGATATAATGCTTACGCATATGGATTCTTTCGGAAAGGATGATGGCCCGTGGTTGATAATTCTCGCGGTAAAGTTCGAGCGCTTTAGGTAGCGAAATCTCCTTCTTTCCTAACATTGCATTGACCTTATTATGCATAAAATGGACCCACCGCACAAAAGAATCGCGGTTATCTAAATAGGGCGTGACTGGATATTTATCTAGCATTTCACTAAATTTATTCCCGATTTCTTCATTCGGTAAAAACAGTGGAAAGTTCTGTATGAGGTCGTAATATTTTCGTTTGGTAATCGCATTTGGCGTTTTCGGATAGGATTCGGATACGGAATGTAGGAAAAACCAATAGTGGACCCCCCATACCGCGGGGTCAAAACGCATAGGATACGAGAAATCTATATAAAGCGTTCGGATTAGAATATAGTAGGTGTTACGAGAGTAAAAATGGGAGATAATGCATATTGTAATAATTGTGGTAAACCCGGGCATTTATATCATCAATGTAAACTACCGATTACGAGTTATGGCGTCGTCGCGGTTCGTCGGAACCCACATACGTCTCGACATGAATATTTAATGATACGACGTAGGGATACCTTAGGGTTTATCGATTTTATGCGTGGAAAGTATTCCGTCTATAACAAAGACTATATCATGAATATGTTAAAACAAATGACCGACCAGGAAAAAGAAAGGTTAGCATCTATGGAATTCCATGAGCTATGGATAGGATTATGGGGTTCCGAGGCATTATCCAGTCAGTATAAGTCGGAAGAATATATTTCGCGCGAAAAATTGGCCTCTTTACGGGATGGTATTCGAATCAAAAATGAAGTCTATACCATGGAGTCTATGGTAGAGGAGAGTAACGTCTATGAAACATGGGTAGAGCCAGAATGGGGATTTCCCAAAGGTCGTAGAAATTATCAGGAGAAAGACTATGATTGTGCTTTGCGCGAATTCCAAGAAGAAACCGGTTATTCGGCTAGGTCTCTTCGAAATATCATAAACATCATCCCGTATGAAGAAATATTTACGGGGTCCAACTATAAATCGTATAAGCATAAATATTTTGTCTGTTTTATGGACTATTCCGATACGGAGAAAGTTGTTACATATGAACCTACTGAGGTGAGTAAAATGGAGTGGAAAAATTTCGAAGACTGTGTATCGTCCATACGTTCTTATAATTTAGAAAAAATACATCTGATTACGAATATACATCGGACATTGACAAAATATGATGTGTTATAAACCAAATGAAAATATAACTAAACTATATACACGCGCATAGAGTTTAGTAACCCATGGAACAAAATAAGACGAAAAAAAAAGAAAATAGACTCAAACAGGGAGAAGAATGTCCTCAGTTTGACACTACGCGAAAAAAGAATAGATATTGCGATACGGGTCTGAATTGTATAAAAAAGAAATGCGAACCGAAAGGTAAAACGGATAAAAAAACAGAAAACGCAGTGGAGGAGCTGGTGGGCGACCTACTCTCATTTCATCCGATTGACCTATCCAAGAAGTCGCCTACGAGTCCATCCAGGGATAGTCCTTATAACGTTGCCTTACCTCGCTGCCCAGACGGAAGTCGTCGGAATAAAGAGACAAAAGAGTGTGAAAAGATTGAGGATAGAAATAAGCGTAACCTGGAAGACAAGTTAAAAAAACAAAGGAAAACAAGGAAATTGGTGATACGTGAAAATAATATAGTGGAACAGCATGGTAAACCGCGTTCGAAAGAAGAAAACCCTGTGGTTGCTGTTGTCATACCGAAAAAGGCTCCCACAGCGAAAAAACGTAAAATTCAGATTCGAGAAAAGGAGGTTACACCTACGTCTACGTCTGAAGCTGAGCCTACGTCTGAAGCTGAGCCTAAGCCAGAGAAAGAAGTCGAAGATGAATTACCTACTCTCGTCCAAATTCAAGACGAACCTGCGCCTGATTTCGAAGCCGAAGGTGAGGAACCTGAGCTTGAAATCGAGGAAAAAATCGAAGTCGAGGAAGAAAGCGAAGAGGTCGAGGCTGAAATCGACGCCGTAGAAAAAGCCTACGAACAGAAACGTAACACCAATGAATTTCTATTGGAAAAAGAGCGTATCGAATACCTACAACAAGATGAGCGCTCGGAATATGATTTCTTATACCCTCATCTAAATGACCCGAATTTCAATATTAAAATCGCCAAGAAAAAGGAATTCAATGATACGAAATACGATGGAAATATCAAAAATATAGAACAACAAGCCGAGTTATTATGCAAAGCCGATTTTGAATTGATGCCACACCAGTTATTCGTAAAAAACTTTCTCTCCTTTCAAACCCCATATAACGCATTATTATTATACCATGGTCTGGGAACAGGTAAGACATGTAGCGCGATAGGTGTAGCAGAAGAGATGAGGTCTTATATGAAACAGATAGGACAAACAAAGGATAAAGGGCAAGGCGTCCAAGGGGTCCAAGGGTTCCAAGGGCTAGGGATAGGCGAAGGAAGGAAATACAGCGAATATGATGGAACGATTTTGATAGTCGCAAAACCCAACGTCCAGCAAAATTTCCAACTCCAACTCTTCGATGAACGTAAGCTGAAAAACAAGGACAATCTTTGGACATTAAACACCTGTATCGGGAATTCGCTCTTAAAAGAAATCAACCCAACAAATATCCCCGGATTAACAAAGGAGCGCATTATCAGTCAAATCAATGGTATTATTAAAAACTACTATAGTTTCATCGGATATATCGGTCTCGCCAATTATATCAAATACAAAATCCATGTCGATGAGAACGCGGCGGCCACTCCCGAAGAGCGTAAGCGTATTCGCATCAAAAAAATCAAAACCTACTTCAGTAATCGCCTCATTATCATCGATGAGGTGCATAATATTCCTACGTCATCAGATAACGAAAAGGTAAAAACCGCGTCTTTACTCCTAGAAGTCGCCCATTATGCCGATAATATTCGCCTACTGTTGTTATCCGCCACGCCTATGTTCAATTCCTACAAAGAAATCATATGGCTTACCAATTTAATGAATAGCGTGGATAAACGAGGTGTCATTCGCGAATCCGATGTCTTTGATAAAAACGGCGAGTTTAAGAAAGTAGGGAAACGCGGAGAAGGCGGTAGAGAACTTTTACAGAGGAAATTAACCGGATATATTTCGTATGTGCGTGGTGAAAACCCGTATACCTTTCCCTATCGTATTTACCCGGACATATTTTCGCCGAATAATACGGTCAAAGTGGCCGTTCCGGAATATCCAACACGTCAAATGAATAGCCGGTCCATCGATAGCCCTCTCCGATATGTTCCCGTTTATATTACGGAATGCGGGGAGTATCAAAAGGGAGTTTATAAAGCACTTTTGCGTAATATGATGGACCGCGATACTGCGGTTACGACCGCCACTGGGCAAATCAAAGAAATGCCGACATTTGAAAATATGGATGGGTTTGGATATACGATATTAAAAGAACCTCTGGAAGCATTGAATATTGTATACCCGATAAGCGAAGGCACGGACATAAACGAGTTTACCGAGGAAAGCATATCCGATAGGATAGGAAAACGTGGACTATCCAACACCTTCGATTACGTAACCACCACGAGTCCAAACCCCCTACGTTATAATTTCGCCTATAAACCCGAGATATTGGAAGCCTATGGTCGGTTTTTAAGTCCCCCCGAAATCGGAAAATATAGCCATAAAATAGCGTCCATCTGCGAAACCATACGTAGCTCAAAAGGCATCGTTATGGTATACTCACAATATATCGATGGCGGGCTCGTTCCTATGGCGTTGGCCTTAGAAGAAATGGGATATGCACGTTATGGTTTCGCGAGTCATACGCGCTCGTTATTCAAAGAACCACCCACGAAAGAGGTTGTAGGCCGCTATGTCATGATAACCGGAGACCGAAACTTTTCGCCAAATAACCTGGCCGATATCAAATATATTACCGACCCGGCGAATAAAAACGGCGATAATGTAAAAGTGGTTTTGATATCTCGAGCGGCAGCCGAGGGCCTAGACTTTAAAAATATACGCCAAATCCATATTTTGGAACCATGGTATAATATGAATCGCAATGAACAAATCATCGGGCGCGGCGTGCGTAATTTAAGTCACTGTGGATTACCCTTTAAACAGCGAAACGTCGAAATCTATCTACATGCCACCAAACCCATAGGCGACGAAGAACCCGCCGATATGTATGTCTATCGATATGCGGAGACGAAATCGATACAAATCGGGAAAGTAACGCGGTTATTAAAGGAAGTAGCGGCGGATTGTATCTTACATATAGGACAAACGAATTTTACCATAGATGCGTTGCTACCCGAGAATAGAGGGGTCAGCTTGGAACTCTCTTCCGACAACGGGAAAGAGGTGGACTATGAAATTGGAGACCGGCCCTTTACAGATGTATGTGATTATATGGAGAATTGCGCGTTTACTTGTTCACCCAATGCTAAGATTTCGCCCAGCGACGTAGTGATGGATACCTATAATGAAGAATTCGTCAAGACCAATTACGCTGCGATATTGAAGCGCATACGCCAACTTTATCGCGAGAAAACCGCATATACGAGTAAACAAATCCTAGATGCGATGAACGTCGTGAAACCATATCCTGAAGAACAGGTCTATTTTACGCTGTCTCAGTTGGTCGATAATAAAAATGAATATATCGTGGATTCGCTTGGTCGGCCAGGCTACTTAACGAACACGGGAGATATCTATGCGTTTTTGCCGGTCGAAATTACAGACACACATTCCACGATGTTTGAACGTTCCATTCCAGTGGATGTGAAACGCGAATATATAGAGATGGAACTACCCACAGAAAAAGTAGGCACAGGGTATGGCGAGGTCATGGAAGAAAAACCCGAATTACCGAAGCGCGATTATAATACGGTGCTCCTACATATACAAAAGTGTTTGGGGTTTGCCGCGCGCGTGGAGATGAAAAATGAAAAAGGGGAAGAGGAGTTTTTATGGTATAAGTATGCGGGAAAGGTTACGCCGACGCTCGTTACCGCCCATCATATTCCTCAGGAAACTGTCGTAAAATATGCATTATGGCACTGTTTGGATAGACTTTCGTTGGCGGACCGGCTTCTCTTGATATCGAGATTGTATGTGGCAGGTGGGAAACTCATACTGGAAATCGAGACCCTATTGAAAGACTATTTCGATGAGAAAAAGCTGGAATATCAGGGAGTGGTAGGTATGGTATTGGCGGATGGCGAAAGCTGGACGATATATAAACAAGTCAAAGAAGGTTGGGTATTGACCGAACCCGTAGAACGCGATAATTTTATCCGAAACGGACTGTTACGTTTTGTGGTGAGACATTCTACGTTACACTCCATCGTCGGGTTTATGAACGATTTTAAAGGCGATGTCGAATTTAAGATGAAGGATATGACACAGGTGCGTAATAATCGCGGGTCCAAGTGCGATAACGAAATCAAATCCGATGTCATGAAGCGGATGACGTTATTATTAGGCGAAGAAATGTATACAGCGGCCAATACGGAAAACATTGAAAAGGCCGGATTATGTGTGATGTTGGAAATGTTATGTCGGTATTATAACGAGACGCGCCGCGATGGAAAAACATGGTTTATGGATGTGGAGAGGGCGCTCATCAATAAAATAGCGACGCTGAAGATGAAATAGTCTAGCGGATGCAGACAACTATATATTTTACATATTATATAGGTCAGCAATGTCCACCGGGAGCCTAGAATAATTATATAGATTTTTCATAAAGAATTCCTGTTATGAAAAATGGTAAGAAAATCCGAAGGGCAGGAGGGTCAGAGACCGCGTTGCGGTCTCAACCTGGGTGACGCTTCGCGTCACTTAGGGGTTCCGAAGGAGTCGGCGGTTCCACCTAACTACGTTTGCTCTTGTTCCGGTTCCCCTACGTTTGCGCTTCGCACCACAACCTTCCGCTTCATATACGCCTTCCTGCGATATTCCTTTAACTTATCCGGGTTTTCCTCCGCCAGGCGCTTTAAATAGGCATTGGCTTTCTCTATAATCTTACCCTTGTTTTTCTCATAGTAGCGTCGATGGCCATCGCTATTCGTATATTTTTTCAGGCGGTCTTCCAGGTCTACGATGCGGTTTTTGAGCTCTCTATTTTCGCGCACGAGGATATCGTAGGGGTCCTCTTGCTGCATAGCAGCGCTAGACCGTGAAGTAGCGTTAGACCGTGAGGTATCCATTATATACTATGTCTCGCTAAAATGTTTTAAATACTTTCACGACGAATTCATATTTATCAAAAAATTGAAATCCGAAATCCAAAACCAAACCCCAACCAAAACAACCTCGAATCAACATGTCTCGTCTTACTGAGTCCACCTATAACAAAAGCACCTATGACTATTACCTCTTCATCAAGTCCTTCCTCGTAAACCTCTGCTATACCGAATATAGTAAGGTGGTCTATGAGGAAAACCCCAAGGACAGGGGGGCCTATTTCCGTGGTGGTCTCCTCGAACATGTCATGGATGTCGGGGTATGGGATACCGTGTTTTCCAAGCCCGATATTCATGATGTATTCCGATATTATGTGGAGTTGTATCGGGTCTATCAAGAAAAAGAGGGGTCGTTGACATCACGTGTCGCCATGGTCTATCTCCCCCAGACCTTCCAAGACTATATCGATACTCTAGTGACCTTGGATAAGGTGGGCGCCTATGACTATCAGCGGTTTACGCAATCGATGACGGAGCCGGGGTTTTACCGAAACATGGTCGCGAAATTCGAACATGCCGAGCTGGAGCGGACCTTGAAGAACCATGTGGTTTATGTCGCCAAACTTACGATTTTGAATCAGGTGTTGGCTTCGAGTCAGTCCTATTTCACAGAGACCGAGACGAACGATGTTGTCCAATTTATCAATATCGTGCCGTATTTCGAGTTTGTGGCTGAAATGGAAGCGTCTTCGACTTCGAGTGTCGCTTCGAGTGTCGCTACGATTGAATACATCAACTTCCAAACCCTCGAATCCAAGGTGATGGATTGTATTGAGCGGAGACTACTTCAAGTTTAGGTTCCACTAAACAATATGTGTCTACTATATAACATGGAAAACGTAAGGGAAGAAGGAACGAAACAAAAACAAAAGCAAATCGCCCTCTTAAACCAGGGCGCCTATGGGTGTATCATACGACCCTCTATCAAATGCTCGGGACAAGTGGGTCCCACTCAATATATCACGAAAATCCAAAAGAAGAAAAACACGGCTGACCGCGAAACCCAACTCGGCGCCCTTATCCGCGCGATACCTTCGTATTCCAATTTTTTCGCACCGGTAGTCGATACCTGTGATGTCGCTCTCGGAGTCCTACAACACGATGAACTCCGGGAGTGTGAGTTTCTAAGTAAGACAGGCACCTTACAGACCACGTATACGACCAATAAAATAAAATACGTGGGCCAACAAAGCATCGCGGACTACCTCTTGGCGGTTCTTCATTCCAAGCCCAAGCGTTTTTTCTTCGAGCTCGTGAGGACGTTCGTGTATGGTTTACGGGGTATATCCAAGTTAAATCAAAAGGGTATTTACCACTTGGATTTAAAAGATAATAATATTATGGTGCGGGAGAAAGACCATGTTCCGATTATAATTGACTTTGGCCTCTCGATAACGGATGACCTTATCCAGACCTCCCCCAAAGAAGCGTTTTTTACCTATGGTCCCGATTATGGACCTTGGTGTTTCGATGTGTGTTTGGCTACCTATGTCGCGGACCTGAAGCAGGGTGTCCCGTAGGTTGACCTGAAGGTTGACCCGAAGCAGGGTGACCTGAAGCAGGTGAGCCAAAGCACCCTACTCGAAATCTTGAACCAATTTTTTATCGAAAACCCCGCGATGAACGAACTCCTCGAGAAAGACGAACGCGATGACTATAAAAAACGGCTGACGGCCTATATCACCCCCTTTATCGGTAAACCACCGGCCGATATCTATACAACACTTTGTGCTACAAAAACAACGTGGGATACCTATGCTCTAGCGGTGATTTATTTGGAACTCCTCAAGAACCTCGATATCGGGGGGCTCCACCCGAAGATGACCCAGTTTCGCGATTTTTTAAAAGCGATTGTGTTGGCCGACCCGGAGAAACGTATGGATGCGCCGACCACCAAAGGGGTGTTCGAAAAAACGTTTACTACCATACCTCGTGGTGAAAATAAACGGCTGGTGGATGATTTACGACATGATGCTATGGATACAGAGAAAATGGAACAACAGCGAACCCGTTTCGCTGCGTCGAAGCTGTCGATGTTGAAGAAAGAGGTGGTGAAAGACAAGGCCTAGAGATTACCTAATAGTTAAGCGGAACCGCCGACTCCTTCGGAACCCCCCTTAGACCCCTAAGAGCCGCTTCGCGGCTCCCAGGTTGAGACCACGAAGTGGTCTCTGACCCTCCTGCCCTTCGGGCAGTAA